ATTGAATCAGTACCACCAGAAGAAGTACTTATATCAAGGCACGCACGCGACATAGAATCTGCTTCTTACGTTGCACATAGAATGATTAAATCTGTGTCCGACCTAGTTGCTATGGGTTACGACCAAGAAGAGATGGAACAGTATGCAGGTTATGGCGGTAGCGCACTTGACCCAGAAAGCTACGAAGAGCAAGAAGCAAGAAACCCATTTGACAACATGGTATACCCAGACAGAAACGATGCTAGTGGTAAAGATGTTTTATATGTAGAGCATTACTTATACTATGACTATGACGATGATGGCATTGATGAGCGAATCAAAGTTTGCACAGCAGGTAATGGCTTAGAGGTATTGAACGTAGAACCATTAGACGAACTACCAATATGTATGTTCTGTCCTGACCCAGAACCACACACAGCTATAGGTTCATGTCCAGCTGATTACTTAAAACCAATCCAAGCGGCTAAGTCACAAATTATGCGTGATACCTTAGACTCACTAGGTCATTCAATCTTCCCAAGAATGGGAGTGGTTGAGGGTCAAGTAAACATAGACGATGTACTCAATACAGATATTGGTCAGCCAATTAGAATGAGAGCGCCAGGAATGGTGCAACCCTTTGCTGTACCTTTTGTTGGTAAAGAAGCTTTCCCAGTTCTAGGATATTTAGACGAAGCCAAAGAAAACCGAACAGGTGTATCTAAAGCCTCCGCAGGATTAAACGCAGAAGCATTACAATCTAACATCAGCAGCTGTAACAGCTACTATGAGTGGCGCACAAGGTAGAATAGAACTTATCTGTAGACACTTTGCTGAAGGTGGCCTAAAAACCATGTTTAAAACAGTCAATAGCTTAGTTATCAAGCACCAAAATGCACAAGATGTCTTTAGATTAAATGGTAAATTTATCCCTGTAGACCCAAGATATTGGGACACAGATAAAGATATGGTAGTCAATGTAGCTATATCTAAGTCATCAGACGAAGAGAAGTTCCAAGTACTAACAGGTCTAGCTTCAAAGCAAGAACAAATCATGCAAACACTAGGACCACAGAATCCTTTAGTATCTATGCAGCAATATGCAAACACTCTAACAAGAATGATAGAGTTAGCAGGCTTCCAAGATGCACAAACATTTGTAAATACAGAAGTTCCGCCCATGCCTCCGCAACCGCAAGAACCGCCTAAGCCTGATCCAGCAGAAATGCTTGCACAAGCCGAAGCAATGAAAGCACAGGTTAGCGCACAGAAAGCTATGATTGATGCAGAGACAGATAGAATGAAAATCATCATGGATGACGATAGGCAAAGAGATATTGAAGAAGCACAACTTAGAGTCAAGGCTATGGAGCTACAAGCTAAGTATGGCGCACAAATCAATATCGCAGAAATCAATGCAATAATGGAAAGAGACAGAGAAGGAATAAGACAAAATGCAAAAGCTCAAGCTCAAGGATTATTTACAAACAATGTCCCACCCCAGCAAAATATTTGATATTGAAGTGATTATTGATGACATGGTTTATGTTGGTAAAGAGATTAGAGCTAAAGATAAAGAAGCAGCATTAAAGATCATGTCTATAATGTCAGGCGGAGAAGTAACAACCCAGTCTGAAATAATACATTTACAAGAAAGGATGGTACATTAAATGAAGTATATAAAAAAAGTATGGGTCTGGTTAAAACAAACTTGCACTAAGTTCTTAGACTGGATAGACAGTCTTTTAGAACCGAAGCCAGTAATTAAAAAAAGAGGCAGACCAAGGAAGAAGAAGTAATGGCAACACCAAGAAGAGGGAAAGCAAAAGTCAAAGTAACTGCATCTGGTAAAAAAGTAAGTTATGGCCAAGCAGGTAAAGCTAAAGGTGGTGGACCAAGAGTTAAACCAGGAACATCTAAAGGCGATTCATATTGCGCTAGAAGTCTAGGTATCAAGAAAGGACTATCTAAGAAAAAACAAAACAACCCAAACACTCCTAACAATCTATCAAGAAAAAGATGGAAATGTTCAGGAGCTACATCTAAAAGAAAATAAGGAGATACTATGCCAAAAGGACTATACGCAAACATACACGCTAAAAGAAAAAGAATTAAAGCTGGATCAAACGAGAAGATGAGAAAGCCAGGAACTAAGGGCGCACCCAAAGCTAGCGCTTTTAAGAAAGCAGCAAAGACAGCTAAGAAAAAGAAGTGAAGTTTATAAGTAACCTTATAGATATATTTTTAGAACGCTCTTGGCAAAAAAAAGAAGATAGACTAACCAACAAACAATGAACGACATGGTAGCAATCATAACCGAGCTAGGTTTTCCTATAGCTGCCGCCCTAGGTCTAGGTATGTTTGTTTGGAAGTTAATCAATAGAATTATTGATGGCATGGAAACTAAACTTGACACCCTAGACGACAAACTCAATGGTACTCTTGCCAACCTAGAAGATAGACTAGGCACAAAACTAGACACACAACATAGTATATTGGTTGCTCTTATAGATAGAGTGCGTAGTTTAGACAATGAGATAATTAGACAAGACACTATGATTAAAACTATACTTGGTGTACCGCAATTAATTAATAGCGACAAGATTGCAAAGGCAGGTAGAGATGACAAAAGAAAAGATTGATAGAGAAGAAGCAGCCAAAGTAAGAATATTTGCTTGGTTGATGCTTACAGGTTTAATTATGTTTGCATTTATCATTGCACAGAATTTACATTCAGACGAAATGGTACACAAGTTTAAATCACCATCATTCTCTGGCATTGGCACATCTGCACATTACCTTACTATTGAGAACCAGCAGTACACTAGGAAGATGACTGTAAAAGCAGAACTCAAAGCAATACAAGACGAGATAGAAAGAGACAAAGAAAACACAACACTAGCTAGATTTATTCGTAACCTAGAGTCAAGAATCTATGCACAACTATCAAGACAGTTAGTAGAGAACCTGTTTGGAGATACTGCAAGCGATAGTGGTGTCCTAGAGTTAGAAGGTAATAGGATAGAGTATAATGTTGTAGACGGCATAATAACTTTAAACATTACAGATTCAGATGGTAACACGACAACTATATCTCTCCCTATCGGTAGCTTTACTTTCTAGCTGTGCGTTAATAGTAGATCCCTTAGAAAACAACTTACCACCATTCCAAAAGATAGAAAAAGCAAAGATAGATTCTCTGCTTGTTCCTTGTCTTGCGAACATAAAAACATCTAACGAAAAGAAGCCAGTTGTAGCTATCTATGCAGGTTCTTTTACAGACCAAACAGGACAAAGAAGAAGCAATAGTAACTATGCAACCTTCTCGTCAGCAGTAACCCAAGCACCAGACGCATACTTAATTAGAGCCTTAAAACACGCAGGTAGTAACTATGATGGTTTCTTTGAAGTAGTAGAGCGAGTAGGTTTAGACCATGTAACTAAAGAGCGTCAAATCATTAGAAGTGCTAGACAACAAAACAAAAACAAACAGAAGCTACCAGATTTATTGTTCGCTGGTTTGATAATGCAAGGTGGCGTGATATCATATGAAAGTAATATAAAAAGTGGTGGTGCGGGAGCTAGATACTTAGGCATAGGAATGTCTAGGCAGTTTAAGCAAGATACTGTAACCATATCTTTAAGAACTGTATCTGTAAGTACAGGTAAAGTGTTACTAGAAGTATTAGTAACCAAAACGATACTAAGTGCATCTATCGATCAAGATATATTTCGTTTTATTACTGACAGCACCGAACTAGTAGAAATAGAGAACGGATTAGTCAGAAACGAGTCAATCAATATAGCACTACAAACAGCAATAGAAACTGCTGTGCTACAAACAATAAGAGAAGGAACAACCAGAGGATATTGGAAGATTGATGAACAAAAATGACGCATATGTAGTAAGTTACTACAGTTTATTAGGAGTATTATTTTTTAGCTTAAATGCTTACTCCGCAGACAACGAAATATATGTAGACCAAAGTGGTTCTACAGCTAACATAGATTTAGAACAGCTAGGATCATCTAACATTATTGGTGGTCTAAATTCTGTCGCAGGAACGCTAACAGCACTAGACCTTGATGGCATAAACCTAACACTAGACATAAACCAAATCGGTAATACCAATAAGTTTCTTGGTGATATCTACGGAGATAATGTAACAGGATTCTTTGAGTTTGATGGAGACAGCAATACCTTTACTATACAAGGCGACCCAGATAATACTTATGGCATTGATAATTCTGACTACAATGTAGATGTTACTGGTAACTCTAATACATTTACATTAGATACAGGAACAACAGCTCTAGCATCTGGTCTTGACCTAGACTGGATTATTAATGGCGACGGCAACACTTTTGATTTTGATATAAACTATGATGGTGCTACTAACTATGTAGATGTAGATGGAGATAGCAACACAGTAAACTTTACAGGAAGTGGCTATGCGGGAGGATATTTCTACCTTGACCAAACAGGAAACAGCAGAACATTCAATATCATCCAGTCGTCAACTCTCGCTGCTGATTGGTTACAGATTAATTCTACTGGGTCTAACGGGACTGTTTGTGTCGTTCAAAACGATGGCGGAGTCTCAACCAGCTGTTGACGTAGGAAACATATCTGAATTAACAGGTTCTGCTAGTGTTTTTAGGGAAAAGCCTTATAATGCCGAGCTAGAATTTGACATCCAACAGAACGATGAAGCTATAACGACTAATGGTCGTATGGCTATTACTTTCTTAGATGATTCAAAAGTAAAATTAACAGAAAACTCGCAGCTGACTATTGATGAATATATCTTTGACCCCAACCCTAGCAAATCAAAAATGGCTATTACCTTTGGTCTTGGTACGGCTAGATTTATTACTGGTAATCTAAATAAGATAGATAAAAACAATATAGATCTTAAAACCCCTACAGCAAACATAGCAATACGAGGTACTGATTTTACAGTTACAGTTGACGAAACTGGCAGGTCCTTGCTAATACTTTTACCAGATGAGTTTGGTATATCTAGTGGCGAGATACTAGTAACAACCGCAATGGGTACAGTAACCCTAAACAAACCCTACCAGGCTACAACTGTAGATGTCTTTGAGAAACCGCCAAGCTCGCCAGTAATCTTAGACCTATCACTAGAACTTATAGACAATATGCTTATTGTCAATCCACCTAAAGAAGAGGTGGTCATAGAAGAATCCATACAAACCAAAAAGAAAAACATACTAGACTTTGATGGTTTAGATGAGGACTTTTTAGAAGAGGATTTCCTAGACGCAACAAAAGAACTAGAGTTTACAGAGCTAGATATAAACTACCTAGATGTAAACTTCTTAGAGGACTTGCTAGATGTTATAGATGCACTACAAGAAATACAACAAGAGGATCAGTTAGCTCAAGATGCCACATCTACCAATATAGTTGGCACACAGTTAGGACAAGACTTATCCACACAGATAACATCTTTTATAACAGGGCAAACGCTAACGCTTATGCGTAGTGTTAGCGATACAGCTAGATTGGATATAGATACCTCTGGTAGTTATACTGTTATCTTTATACAAGATGGAACATCTAATATTATTAAAATAAATGGTGGTACTGGCAGTACTATCAAAATCACTCAAAGTAATTAATGAAGCGACTACTATTCACAATACTTATAATACTAGTATTGCCTTTGTTATATCAGTCAACACCAACAGAAATACTAAAGCTAAAAGTATTTGACTATCTTGTGCCAAAGCAAGATCCTTCTGGTTACTTTACTATTCTTAACATAACCGAAGAAGATATAAACACAGAAGGTGGTTGGCCTATACCTAGGCAAAGGCTAGGAGAAATACACAAAGAGATTATGGATGCTGGTGCTATAGGTGTGGGTTGGGTTGTAAGCTTTCCGCATCCAGATAGATTTGGTGGGGATAAGATTTTTAAAGAATCCTTCTTACATGGTACATCTATTTTGGCTTCGTTTGAATACCCAAATCAAATATACCCAAAAACAGTTGGTACTGTCATCAAAGGTCCTGATGTTGGTGGTATGCTTTCCGAGGGTGTAGTACAGAATACTCACAACCTTAGAACTAACTATATACAAGAAGGTATATCTGCTGCACCCACCGATCTTGATAATCTTGTCAGACGAATACCACTCCTACTAAAAACACCAGATGGTTATGTTTCTTCTTTTGGTACAGAAGTGTTAAAAGTATTAACAGGTGCTAAAACTTACATTATC